TCTGATTAATACCATTGTATCAGACAATAGTTGTTGATCAACATCATCTTTTTCATCAATGTCAATGATAAGTGCTTCTGGTGTTGGTGAAGTTTGATACTTTAGAAAGTACTCACGAATTTGTTTGAATAAAAATTCTTCGTCCCTTTCAGAAAAAAATTCTGATTTTATGTAAGGTAAAGTCTTTCTAGTAAATTCTTCATTCTGTATCAGATTCTTGAGAATCGTTTGTTCTAATCGCATTGCCATATAAAAATTCTTCTTTCGCTACTTCATTAAGTTTGTCTAGTACTTCTGGTGTGAAATACTTCTCTGGATTATTGTTAATTGTTTTACCAAATTGAGTAGTCCCATCTGGTAATTCAATTCTTGTAGATGATTGTTTAAAGACACCATACTTGACAGCTAAGTCTAATAAACCATAATATCTGTCTAGTCCTGAATCATATTTTAGAATAACATCTACCATTTTGTTTTCAATAGTAAGTCTTGATTTTTCATTCTTACAATGAATGATATTACCAATAACATCTTTACCATCTTTTTCTTTTTTCTTTGATAAGAATATAATTGATGATGCAGCATACTTAAGACCACTACCACCACCCATAACTTTCTTTGCAAATAGTCCCATTTCATCATAAGTATGGTTTGTGACTATTAATGGAACTCCTGCTTTACCAAGTTTAAGAGTAAGAACTCTGAAAGCTGCTTTGACTAATTGTGCTCTAGTCATATCTTTAGTTTCTGAACCTGATGCTGTATCTTCAATTTCTTTAGTTGTAGATAACATACCAAGTGAATCTAGAACAAATAACATTTTCATATCTGTTTTATCTTTAATATATTGGTCTAGAATTTTAATAGATTGAGTTCTAAATTCTTGCACAGTTGTGACAGGAACAATAACGATTCTAGAAGAATCGATACCTCTTTCTTCAATCATGTTTTTAGTGATTGCACTTTCTGATTCAAAGTAGATAACTGCTGAATCAGGATTATCATTTAAGAATTGTTTACACATTCCAAGTGCAAAGAATGTTTTACCTGTTGCTGATTCACCTGCTAGAGCTGTAATCTTATTATTAGGTAATCCATCATAAATTGAACCAGATAAAAGAGCATTAAAAATATAAGAACCTGTGTCAATGTATCCACTGACATCAGCTGCTTGCACTCCTTCTTCTACAATAGAAGCAAACTCATTACCTGTTGTTTTTACTAAGTTTTTCAAATAACTCATAATATCTCCATTATTTATTTTTTAGTCTTTCATTTCTCCTCAGAGCTTTTAGACTATTATCATAATCTATATGTTGTCTTATTTCTTTTTTCCAAGATTGTATTTCAGTATATACTAGAAAAAGTAGTATCCAAGTCACACAATGAAAAGACAAAAATATGTATTGAATTTCAGTCATATATCTATTATACTACCAAACCTGTATCTGTCAACCCAGCTTTTTCATAAGACATTTCTACAACTCCTTCATCAATTAATTTTTTACGATTAACCATATGAGCTTTTTGTATATCTTCTTTTGAACCACCATAATAATCTACAGCGTGTCCGTCTTCAACTAAAGCTTTTACGACACTTATACTTTGACCATTTCTATCTACGATAAAATCACCAAGTATTCTACCAAACTTACCTTTCATGTCTTCACCGTCTCTATTAATTTGTGTTTTTAGAATTGATGTTTTACCTAACATATCTTGTAAAGCTTTCTTTGCTGCTTTACCAAAGACTTTTTCTACTTTATCTCTAGTTCTAGACTCTGGTGTATCGATACCCATAATTCTAACTCTTTCATCTGTTAATGTCACACCAAAACCTAAATCTATGTCAACATCAACTGTATCACCGTCTACTACTTTTAATATTTTTACTCTATATTCGTACATTATTACCTCTATGGGTAATAATTAATTACCCGAAAAATGAATCAAGTGTGCTAACAGGTTCTGTAGTCCACCCAATTTTATCTAATATAACACCTAAAGGTTCAACAAATGATTTTTGAAATTGAGTATCATAATCAATGTATGGTTCAAGTTCAAATTCTTTAGGCAATGCTGAGACAAATGAAATAACATTCTCATTCATAATATTAGGTAATTTCATATAACAAAATTTAATTTTTTCACCATTCTGTATAATTGGATATTTCTTGTCTATATTGTATTTATATAAAAAGTTATTGTAAAGTAGTGAACCACGAACATGAATTGGTGTTCCTTTATTATAGATAGAAGCAGCATTATGATACTTCTTAATATTTTGAACACCTCTTGGAAAAGATATTTCTTCTATCGGTAATTTATTAAATTCATTTTTTGATTTAGTTATAAAATCCCAAACATCATTTTCTGAACCTGTCATAACAACTTTAAGACCTTCTTCAAGTTTCTTTCTACACCACATTGGTGTTGAAGACTTTGCTGTTTCAATACCCATCATTTTTAATTTTGGTGTTTTAAATCTAACACCTTCTGAATCATGAACATTGAGAATATATCTTTTCTTTGCTGTCCAAATACCTTTATCAGCAATAACTTCTCTACCCATTTCCATTTTGTTTTGATAAGCATTCATGTAAGAAGCAAGTTCTTCATAAGTTTCTTTCATATATGGTTCTAATTTTTCTTTTGCTATTGTATCTAAAAAGTCAATCGGATTCTTTGGTTTGACTCTTTCAACTAAATCTTCAAATGTCACATAAATTGAATCAGTATCAATTGCTACAACATAATCTTTATCACTTTCTAATAGTTTATTTAAATAGTCATTGACTGCTTTCTCAATCCATTTAATACTTAACTGTCCTGATGTTGTGATTCCTTCTGCAATCTCTCTATTGAAGTATCTGAAATACTGATTACCCAAAGCACCATAACAACTGTTAAGAGAAATCTTTCTAACCATTTGATTATTATTATACTTAACGATATCATATTCACATTTCTTTCTTTTTGTAATATCATTCTTATCAATAGTTTCAAGTTCTTTTTGTTTATCAATCATTTTTCTTTTAAACAAAACTCTTTGGTCATACATTTCTTCTAAAAGTTCTGGAAGAAATCCTTGTTTATCTGTTCTAAACAAAGCACCATTTGGTGTGACAGTAGTATTAGTCAACATACTTAAATCTACTTCACCTTCTAATAGTTTTTTAACATTTATTTCTTGATTAAATATTTTTCTTTGGTAAGTATCTGGACTCATATTATACTGCATGATTAAGTGAGGATATAGACTATTCAAATCAAAAGACATAACCCATTTATGTTGACCAACTTGTGGTTCTTTTACATAAGCTCCAACTATTCTAGAATCTTGTGCTAGTTTTTTTGGTGGTGGAACTATACCTCTTTTTTTCAAGAAGTTGTAGATTAATAAATCCCAATAACGAACTGAACCAAATACATCTTCATAATTACATTTTGCTTGATAAGCCATAGTAATAACCAACTCCATAAGTTGTAATTTATTATCAAGTTCTTCAACAAGTTCTGTATCACGAATATTATAATCTAAAAACTTTTGATAATCATTTCTATAAAATAGATGCATTGCACCAAACTCTGAATAATCTAGTTTTTTCTTACCAAGTTCTATCTCAGCAATATGGTCCAGACGATATGTTTCTCTATTGATGTATGTAAACTTTTTATACATTTCTAAATAATCAAGTATTGCGACACCAGAGATATTATATGATATCATTTTTTTCTGACCCATGTATAACCATTCTCTAGATGTAATCAATTCATGAGGAGATAACTTTCTAACTGTATCCCAATCAAATAATTTCCAAATACGATTAACAAGATAAGCAATATCAAATGTTTCTACATTCCAACCTGTGACTATATCTGGTTCTAGTGTATCCCATATCTCCATAAACTTCATGAGTAATTCTTTTTCATGTCTTGTTTTATGATATATTATATTTGGATTATCTGTTTTGTAATCAAAATTATCGATACCAATAACATGAGTTTCATCATGACCAAAAAGTTTCATAGTGATTGCATTGACTCTTTCTTCTGCATCAGTTGGTTCTGGAAACCCTTCTTCACATTCACACTCAATATCAATATTCAATATGTTAATATTATTAATATCAAATTCTATATCAGAAGGATATGTTTCAGATATGTAAGTATATTCCCATTGTTCTAGACCATGAATATCAATACCTGTATTATCGTATTGTTTTTTCCAATGACGAGCATTACTTGGTGAACTAAACTTCTTTGATTGTAAATATTCTCCTGCTATTGATTTATGAGGAGTTGGTTTGTTTGTTGGTATGTAAAGAGTTGGTTCGTATTTTAATCTCTTAATATATTTCTTACCATTTTTCACACCTCTTGCAAGTATGAAATCTTTATACCTTTGAATATTTGTGTAATAGTGCATAATATAATTATACTATAGAAACTCCATAATGTCTATACCATTCTGGTTTCTGTCGTATTCTTTCTTCAATCCTTTTCCAAACTATTGCTTGGTCTTCTTTTGTGGGTTCCCAATCATTAAAATATTCAGATGGGAATTGTGTTGATTTAAATAATCTATTTTTATCTAAATTGTAATTTCTTTTTTTGAGTTCTTCTTTTATTTCATCATATCTTTTATAAAGATATTTACCTTTGTCATAAAAGAATAATACATGACCTTCATTCAATGTAAATTTTTTAGGTATTCTTTTTTTGTTCCAATTTTTTGATTTAAGTGACCTTTGTAGAGAAGAACCAATCATGAATATTTCACGATACTCAGCCATCAAATGTTGGTCTGTTAATTCTTCTACAGGTACAATATTGATTCTTGTCAAATTACTCTATCAGGTGTAAAGTGATGTTCTACAGCTTGAAGTTTTTCTTCTGCTTGTGTAAGTAAATTAAGTTGTTCATCAATAGCACCAATGATATCAGGATGTTCTCCAATACCAACTGACTGTTTCATATAGACATTTATATTAGCTTTTGCAGCTGCTATTTCACCTTGATATTTTAATCTAAGTGCGTCTCTTAATTGTTTATCTAGTGGTTGTTGTGACATCATACTTCTATTGACCTCAGTCTATCCATTAATCTACGAGCTCTATTGTAAACTTGTTTCGCCCACCTGGAATCTAAACCTTCCTCAGATGCTGCTACATAATCACCATTGTTGAGAGCTGCAAACATCTTTTTAAATTTTTTAAGTCTAGTAATACCTAGATTAAAAGCCATGTTAGCAATAATTAGTTTTACTTCATCAGGATATGTAGACCATTCACCTAATTGTTTTTCACATTCATCTAAACAAATGTTAATATCTTGATAAAATAATTCATCACATCTTGTTTGTGTAATTTTAAAACCTACACCTTCACCAAATTCAGGGTCGTCATGTTTGATTAAATGACCCACACCTACAGTAGGATATCCTAAATGGTCCTTATATACTTCTAATACAACACCTTCATCAGCAGATATTTCATCTTTAAGTTGAACCATAAATTCATTACTATATTCCATTTTTTAGTTCCTCTAGCCCTTGATTAGCTAATAATTCTATGAGTATATCACCCATAAGTTGATTAAATTCTTCGTCCTCTGATATTGTATCAATCATATTTTCAGGACAAGACCTAACTGCTCTTTCAAAATCTATAGTAGGTATTTCACTTTCTTCTCGAGGTATAAGATTAATTTTACCATACTGATAAATTACACCTTTATATTTACCTTCTAAGATTTTAATAGCTCTCTCACCATTTTGATGAACAACTTCTGTATATAGACCTTCATCAAATAATGGATAATGAGTATTTATGACATTATCGTCTTTGACCATAATATCTATTATTTCTTTTTATTTTTAGAACCTTTTGGTCTACCACGACCTCTTTTTTTAGTCGGTGTTTTACCGTCAGCGTAAGCTTCATTTACATTTGGTGTAGATTTATCATCTGCAACGAATCTTCCTCTAGAATCTCTAGCTCTAACACCCGTTGGTTCAACACCCAAATTTATCAATTTTCTAAACCAATTAAACATAATATTTCCTCATATTGATTATTATTTTTTTATTACTACTATTATACTACCAAAACCTGAGGTGTCAAGCATATTAACACCCCAGGATTTAATATTTATTTATTCAGACAAAAATACTTTTTTATCTGACTTTTTAAGACTACCAATCTCAATAGTTCTAGCTTTCTTTTCTTCTGGAACTATTCTCTCAGCATAAATGGTAAGTATACCATTTGTTAAGTCAGAACCTTTAATCACAACATCATCTGCTAGAACAAAATTTCTAGAGAATTTTCTTTGTGAGATTCCTTGATGAACAAACCCTTCATCTTTATCACCTATATCACCTACTACAGTAAGATTATTTTCTTTAACAGTAATTGTTAAATCATCTTCACCGAAACCAGCAACAGCTAGTTCAATTAAAAATGTATCCTCTGTAGAACCTTTACGAATATTGTAAGGTGGATAATTGGTTTGTGGTAATTGTCGGACTCTATCCAATTGTGTGAACACATTGTCAAAGCCGATTGTGAATGGAGATAAATCTCTCCAGATTGCTTCATTTATAGTCATTTTGACCTCCTTTTAGTAAGCAAGGTTAATAAAAAATGTAAACCCTATTGGCGTTTACATATTATATTTATAACAGAAATTATTTCTGTTCTAAATAATTCGTTAATAATTCTTCTTTTTTTGATTCCCAAAGTTTTTTCATTTCAGGATTTTGTGCTCTTTCTTGAGCTTGTCTTAAAAAAAATATTCTTTTTACTATACTTTTTTTATAATATTCTATTTCATCAAACATTTTTATTTTTATTACCTAAATATTTCATATATTTAACTCTATTTATAATTGTTTGTTTAAATTTATTGTTAGGTTCATAATCATTCACACTATGTCTAACAACTGTTGCTCTACAAGTGAAGACATCACCCATACCCAAGACTTTCGGACTTGGACTTTTTTTAGGTTTTTTATCTGCAGGTGTAAAATATTTTTTGTCATAACATTCAATGTCTTTATTATTAGAAAAACACATTAAATAATTATTATCTTTGTCTATAAATTGTTGAATATAATAACCTCTACTTGTTGGTCTACAACTAATATACTTTAGTGTCATATCATATCTTTTTCTTAGTTTACCAATAAATAAACCTCTTGGTTTATCTTCTGAATGTTTCTCTTTTAGTTCTTCTGATTTTTGTTTCTTCTCAAAATACAACATTGTATTTCTAACACCATTAATCTGTTTAATAGAAATATCTTTATTTGTTTTAATTTGATTCCAAATAGATTTTATAAAATCGTTTGCATCTTCTGTTTGAACTATTTCATGTAGAAATTTATATATCTCAGGATACTTTTTAGAAACTTCGTTTCTTTTCATTATATAAATTTTAACCCAATTATAATTACAAAAATACTCATAGTTGAAACAAAATCCCAATCTAATAGTCCGTTCTTTTTAATAAAGTCTAACATTTTTACCTCTTTTGTTATCATGACTATAGTATAACAAAAGTGTACCATCGGTTTCAAGTTTTCTCCCTTCAATGTCTTGGGTATTAACCCAATTTCTTACACTCTATTTTTTATCTAAGTGGTTTCGGCCTTCCACTATAATGTGATGTTGTTTTAACCCAATCCCAACTAACCAAGAATTTCATGGAATCATTTCAGACTACTATTTCGAAAGTTCCTGCGGGAGTCTTACCTCGTCTTAATAGATTTTATTCTAACTATAAACCAATATAGAAAAGAACTTTCACTTCGTCCTTTCTCCTCTCAACCTCTAACAACCAACATAACGAGGAGTTCAATCACACGATTATCTATAGTATACAAAAAGTGTACCTGCGGT